TGCCCACGCTGCTGCGCGTGATCCCGCCGTAGGTTGGGTAATTGGTGCCGTCGTCGTAGCCAGCGAGGATGCCGTCGAGGGCAATGAGTGGTGTGACTGTGCCCTGCCCGTCCGCGAAGAACTGAGTAATGAGTGTCTGCGCGAGAGCCTGTTCGGCGTTGACAACCTTGGGCTCCAGAAAGTTCATTACCGCAGGCCAGCCACGGTTGATGGCTAAGTCGGTACGCCGCACAGTGACGTTGGCATACGAGAACTTGGGATTGAACAACATCGCGGTTTGGGTCTGCACGTAGGAGATGTCGAACACTCCACCCGGTGCGAACGGTCCGGCTTTCAGAGGAGCATATTGAAAGGGCACCTGGATTTGAATGCCGCCGGGATAGGGCTTGGCCATGGAGCCGGATTTCCAGACTTTGACGAATGTCGGCGAGACTTTATAGTAGCAATCCTCGAAGGAATCCGAGACATAGTTAACAGTTACGGCTTGAAGATCACTCAGGTTGGCCATAAGCCCCTATTCTCCTTGATGCGAACTCTCAAACTCTGAAACAAAAATCGTTACTGGACGCTTGCTCGGTTGCGATCCAACTCTTCCATCTGGCGTGCGGCTTTGAGTGCTGCTGTTTCCGCGCCAGTACCGTTCGCTGCGGCTTTCGCCTTTGCCATAACCTGCTGTGCCGGGGACTGCGCGATCTGCTGGGTTTGCCCCGGCACATTGCTGGAGCGTTGCTGCTTGAGCGCTTCGGCGACAGCGGCGTCAATGCGGGATTTCTCAGCAGCGGCCTGCGCGGTTACCCGTTTGTCTTTCACGAACACGTCATGGGCGGCAGACATGTTTGCGTGTCGCACTCCCGATGCTGCTTGAGTCGCCACGAAGGATTCAAACTCAGTGCGATTGAGTGGCTCGTTGAACTCCGCCCGGTGATTCTCGCGCACAGTCGCGTAGTCATCGGCGGACTTGATAGCAAGGGTAAGGATTTCCGCGCGGTACTCGGGGAGCTTGGCGGCAGGGATATAATCCTTGTCCAATCGCGCTTGGAGTCCCTTGAGTTCGGCGAGCACTGCGGCCATGCCGTCGGCGGTGCCAGAGGTGGATGCAGGTGTGACTGGATTGTTGGTTACAACCGGAGCAGCCGCAGCGGTGGTTGTGGCTGCACTCGGGACACTCGGGACATGTGCGGCAGTAGTAGTCACTGGCTCATCCTCGCCATAAAACAATCCCAACAGTTCCCCCGCTTTGCTGTCTCGCACGATCAGTTCTGGTTTCGATTGCAGCGCGGCACGCACTTTAGCTTTGCCATCGTCGTCGAGCAGTGCCAGTAGTTCTTCACTCAGAGTTTTCGCCATGATGAAATTTATCCTCGCCGTTCAGTCTGCCTATTCAACTTACGACCTGCAACCTACATTGGTGCTGGTGCGCCTCCGCCTCCACCTGCCATTGCATCCGGGGCTGGAGCCGCCGATTCACTCGGCATTGCTTTACCCGCATCACCGCCCATGCCAGTCTGGATTTCCTTTGCAATCGAGGCGATTTGCTGAATCTTTTCTTTGCGCTTGGGGTCTTTGGTCATGGTTGACCATTTCTCGATGACCTCCAGCAAGGTGGCTACAATCTTGGCTTCTTCTGCCGAGTTACCCGCGTCCCCGCCAGCCGCAGGAGGTTTCGCTCCGCCCTGTCCGTTCATCTGCATGTCAGCAGCAGCGGAGTAGAAACTTGGTGCGCCGGATTTGGACTTCGAGTCAGCCATATGGACTGTGACTAGCTAGTTCTTTTTGCTCGTCGGTGACTGGTTCTTGCCATCCCAGCCTTGCGGGTATCCGGTCTTGGTGTCACAACTCACCGGACTCGCGGGCCATATGCCGCTGTCCTGGTGCCTGTGCCCGAACATGTGCATGGTGCCGCCACCGATTGCCACTTCTCCGGGGGAGCCGCCGAAAGACTCTTCACGGGTGCCCATGAAACCGGGCTTGCCGACTTCCTTGTTCTTCCCGCCTTTGGATTTCTTTTCCGCCATATCGCCGCCTCGCTGTGTCTCGCTGCATTTGTGATGCGGAGTGAATGTCGGAAGGTCGTCCACTCACTCCGCGAATGTTTGGTGAGTTGAAAGTTGCGGTATCGGGTCAGCGGTTGTTACCGCTTGGACTTGCGACCGCCGTGACGCTTTTTGCCGCGCTTTTTGCCACGAGCCATTTGGTTTGTCCCCCTATTCTAAGATTTGTAACCGGGTCTAACTCAACGGCCCGTGTGAGGGAACGCTGGCGTAAAACCGACCTCACAAGTGGAGATTTGCATAAACGTGGAATGCAGCGCAAGCAACTCCGTAGCATTGGTAGGCGGGTATTTTCAGTGGATTCTCGTTGCAAGCCTTGTACAAACAACATACAATGTACCAATGACCTCGAAACGTGTATCTGACGCGGGTAAACTGCTTAACTCAAAACGAAAAACTCACAAAGGTGGACGGCCTCCAGTAATCCGGCCATGTCCGAAATGTGAAGTGCTGCTGACAGGCCGAGAGAGACTGGCGCACAAGTGCGGGGAGCCGAAGAAATGAGCGAGGCCACTGTGATCTGTGGAGATGCAGTCGAAACCCTGCAAATATTCGACTCCGAGAGCGTGCAGTGCTGCGTCACATCACCGCCATACTGGGGATTAAGGGATTACGGGGTTGAGGGGCAGTTGGGGATGGAACCCACGCCAGAACTTTATATCGCCCACATGGTCGGCGTTTTCCGCGAGGTTAGGCGTGTGCTGAGGGCCGATGGAGTGATGTTCCTAAACATGGGTGATTCTTACTCGAACGATACGAAGTGGGGAGGCAGCAGCGGTAACAAGAATTCTACGAGTGCTGCCGGCGGATACCAAGGGCAGCGTGTTCGGCGCGGGCGTGCACTGCGTGGAGACGCTTGTGACAGCCACGGCAAAGCACTTGAAGGTTATCGAGAGCATGGTTGTCTTTGCGAAAGTCTTTGTGATGCGTGTCGCGTGGATTACCAGTTGGGCAAAGCTCACAACGGTTTCCAGCCCGTTCCCAAGCGAGTTTCTTTACCTTTCGCGCCCAACCCCGAGCGTAAGGAATCTGCGCCTTCCCGCCCTCCCACATCGGGTTTGTGTCTCCCGGCTGGCCGCAACGGAGACGCCAGTCGGCATCCTTCGCTAGAGCAAGGGATTCTTGGCGGCGAGTCTCTCGGCGTTCAGGTGTCCAATATGCTCGAATCTTCTTCGCAACTTTTGGTGAGCAACTCGGGGGCTTCCAGCCGGGCCGGCGAATGCCAGTTGTGCGGGCGCTCATTGCGCGATTCAGTTCAGGTGTCCGCTGGTAAGTCGGGTTGCACTTGCGACACCGCTTGGCCCTCGTTGGACGACCGCATTCTTCGCATGGATGCTTCGGGGATGGCATGGCTTAATATATCATCTCTAAAGCCGAAAGACCTCTGCGGCATTCCATGGCTACTGGCCTTTGCGTTGCGTGCTGACGGCTGGTGGCTACGACAAGACATCATCTGGTCGAAGCCTAACGCGATGCCAGAGTCCGTACACGACAGATGTACTAGGGCCCACGAATACGTTTTTATGCTCACTAAATCGGCAAAGTATTTTTACGATGATAAAGCCATTCAAGAGCCCTGCGTTTGCACAGAGCCTTTCAGATTCACTGATGGAGGCAAAGATAAGCAGCGAGGCCATACACGTAGGCATGCTGGATTCAACGGCCGATACGCCGAGAAGATAGCCAAAGAGGGAGCACCAACCCATCGCAACAGGCGCAGCGTTTGGGAGATAGCTACGAAACCGTATAAAGGCGCTCACTTCGCAACATTCCCGTCCGCGCTTGTCGAACCTTGTATTCTTGCGGGCTCCCGCGTCGGCGACACCGTACTTGATCCGTTTGCCGGAAGTGGCACAGTCGGACAAGTCGCGGTGCAGCACGGACGCGATGCGTTATTGATTGAGTTGAACGGGGAATACTGCAAACTCGCCGAGGAGAGAGCACGATGAGCAAGGCATGTAGCATAAAACATTCACTTATTTTTTGCCCTTGGCCTGACCTTTTCCAGTAAGCGCCGCATTTGCCGCAGCTACGGCAAGTTTAATTTTTGCCTCCGCAATTAGCTCCTGTTGGTTCTTGTCAAAATCGAATCCCGGCTGAACCACGCGGAACATACCACGGCTGGAAAGATCACCAGTTTTGCGGAGTGAAATAGCCACAGCAACTTTATCGTTGCGCTGCGATGTGAGAGTGTTATCGGGACGGATTGCCATCTGATACTTACGAACAAACTCTTCCGGACGCATACCACTGTCCGAGTTGTACACGCTTGAATAAATTGGGCGGAAATCTGATGGACTGATTCCCTTTGCGCCAAGAATCGCAACTCGGTGTGCACTAGAGTAAAATTGTAAAATGTTCGACACCCCCATGCTACCTAAATCTTCAATGAAACTTGTCAGTGCACGCGACTGCAATCTCACAGGAAGCGACCGTGATGATAGAATCATCTCCAGCGATCCCTCTCCGGGAACTTGTTTCTTGCCAAGCGCCTGCTGAATCGCACTGGACCCCGATGCCATGTCGAGTTCCTTGGAGATAACCTCGGTAGCTTGCATTGCCGCAGCGAATGGAAATTCCGCACGCTTGGCGAACTCGGGTGGACGGGGGGAATTGTTGTTATACTTGATCCGGCCCCCGGCAGCCCCCGGATCAAGTGATTCCCAGTCACCCGCTGGAAACGCGCCTTTTGGGGCAATCAGAGTAGGTTCATTGATCGCATAGAGCGAATCAAGGTAGCCACCAAAAATCTTATTGATCGTGGAATTCATCATCACCCACGACTTCACGGATGAGCGTCCTTTCATTGACCAAGGTAGACGCTTCGGGCGGTACAACGGAAACGGTTTCTTGGAATGCCAGTATGGGTTGCACTGATCTTCAAGTACGCATCCCCCTGAGATACAAATCACTCTGCCGCGCGGGTACAGCATTTCGCCGGGTTCGACGCGATAGGCCCAATTGACCAGAGGATTGCCTTTGCTGTCACAGGGGCCGACAGTCACAGTCCATGATCTGTCGTTACGGGAAGAGTCATTCATCCACAGCTCTTTTACCAGACTCGCGGGATAAGGATTGTCGCTCCCGGCAGAGGTGCGTACACCCAGAGAGCGTTTGAGTGCTGGACCCATCGACGACCAGGATTGCTTTGTGATGTGCGCGGGCCGATTGAAGTGGCCGCTGAGTGCCGCGCCATCATCAGCATCACACTCCACACGCTCTGCTGTTTTACCGAAGCGGAGCAGCAAATGATCTTTTGTTTGCGGTGTAAAGTAAATTATGCACTCGGATTTCTGTGGATCGGTGCCACATCCGAGTGATGCCCACTGCCACGGGGCAATCGGCACCAATTCCACATCCCCCATGCCGCCATTGAGAGCAGAATTCCATTGCATTTTAGACGGTCCAGTATGCAGCAAGCCATACAGCACCACGTCGTAGATGCGATCCTCGAAAAAGTTTTTCATCGCCCAATGCGTACACAGTTCATTGAGCATGGCCTCGAACGGATCGAAGTCGTTGAGATGATCGAAGGATTTTACCTGAAAATCGAGGGCGAGATCGGTCAGGAGAGAAGCGTTTTCCCAGTAGTGCCGCTCCGCTTTATTGAGGACGGGTTTATTGCGACTGAAGCGGCTCCTGTCTGCCCATTGCTTGTCCTCGAAGATGAATTCGAGCAGACGGAGAGTTTCACGAACGTCCTTCTGGTAGTCTTGGTCCTCGACTGCACTTTCGTATAGACGCTCGCACCAATCGACTACATCTTTTTCCAGACCCATAGCCTGTGACGGAGACAATGTGGCTTTTGATGGCGGAGTCTCACCAACGGTTGGAGTAGACGTAGTGATGGTCGGAGTGGCCACAGGGAAAGTCTACCAGACGATGCAAATCACTGTGAAACACCGGCAGCGCGAAGTAGTTGTTCAAACTGCTCCAGCCGTGTTCTCAACTGTTGGTTCTCGGTCTGGATGCTATCGGTAGAGTTGATGAAACTTATGATCTGAGCGCCGTTACTCAATCCCCTTTTCTTCATATCCGCTGCGTCTTT